ATTACCAGATTTACCTTTCCAAGATTGACTACCCCAAAAGGCATCAATATCTTTTCTATCAAATACTCTGTTTAAGTTTCTACGGCAAAAATCTCTACTATCAGTAATGAGTGTGCCATCATAGATAAACATATTGATCCCTGCCTGTTCTGCTTTATATGTCGTAAATGATCCGTTAAACTCCATGAGGGTATCATGTGCGATAGTCTTTGCGTATCTACGCATATTATTTCCTAATACATCACTAGCATATTTTGTTCGTAGGATGTTTTGAGCCTGTGCAACTTTCTTGGCTACTGCAGGATTAAATTGATTTTCATCAATGTATCTTACTAATCTATTAATGGCTTCTTCATTAGATGATTGATAAACACCATTTAATTTACCACGAATAGATTTAACCATATCTGGAAAAGGTTTACCGACAATCACAGATTCATAGAGATCATTAGCAACGGTATCAAAGTATGTGCTACCTAACTCTTTGTATTTGTTAAATGAAAACTTTTTAAGATCAACAATCGTAGCTAGATCAGGTTTTGTTAGGGTTTTAAATCTATTAGGAACATTAATCTTTTCTATTCTACCCATTAGAGCCTTGACCACAGTATCGTATTCTCTGACATTCGTATCTGCGACAGTCAAAAATGTTTCTTCAAAATATTTTTTAAGGTTTGGTCGTAGCTGTAATGCTGTTTTAGTTCTTAGATTTAGTTCATCAGCAAATAATGTTTGTGAAAATTGTATTTCATTAACAATGCGTTCTTCTAAAGATTTTAGAGAACTTAAAACTAACTCTTGATGTTTATCTGAAAGATCGCTTATAAATTGAGCTCTGGACATATCATATCTTAAAACCTTTTTTCCATGATTGAATTGCCCAATAGGCAGGGGATAGGTTCTTCTGTCCTTTTACTCTTTTTAAAACTCCGCCCATTCTTGCCATGAATGATCTTTTTCTAGCAGGAATATTCTTTTTAATAGTCATGGTCTTTGATCCAAAATTAATCTTTTTAACTTTTCCTGTTTTCTTATCTCGAACAAATACCTTAAACTTACCGACATCCCCTCGAGAAGGTTTATTTAGTTTTACTTTTCTTCCTCTGTATTCTGCCATTCTTTTTTTTCTTTCTGCGTTTTCTCATAGGTCGTTTACTTTTTATGAGAGGTGCTAAAGTAGTTGTTGTTGTAAATCCACTCATCTTTTCTTTCGTGTCGTTGTCTTTCTTTTCTTTCTTAAATCAGTATCGTGCTTTCTGCTTCCTCGTAAGAACGAATTAACTCTACCCATAGCCCATGCAGCCATAGGAACTCTACGACTACCACTAGATAGAAATGCACCTTGACCTCTACGATAGACCTTTGCCAAAGTTCCATAAGTATATCGTTTACTCTTTTTGGCTTTTGCTTGTAAGGTTTTCTTTGTGCTTGCTGATATCGGTCTTGCCATTATGCTGATGTTCTCGCTTTCAACAAAGACATAGGTATTCTTTTACCTGCTTTATATAAACTTGATACTTGTTTTATTAATGATGCTCGTCTTGATCTTTTTGATCCTTTAAGACCAGAGAGATATTTCTTTGGAATCCCTGTTGATTTATCTTTGGGAACTGCTCTACGCTTCTTCTTCTTCGGCATTTTGTTCATCCTCTAAAGCCGTAGTTTCAAAACTACCAAGCGTTGTTGTTCCTGTTGCACCGTCTATTTCGTCAAAGATTGTTTTAATAGCTTCATCATCTTTAATAACGGCTTCAACTATTTGTTTGTCAATCTCTCTGTTGTATGTATCTGATTTAATGCTTGTAGCTCTTGCTTGTTGATAGAATGCTAGATCAGTAGCATAATCTCTTAGATCAAAAGAATCTGGATAGGTTATCTCTCCATCAAAGGTTAAGTTCTGCCATTTAGCAAACAATGACCATATCTGTTCTTCTGCGTTCTGTAAGTAATCTGCTTTCTCTGATAGCCTTGCATTCAATAACTGAAACTCTGTTTGTAATGCGATACCAGATTGTATTCTTGTTTCGGTAGCCCTAACTGCTCCCATGTGTGTTATTCTGTTAATCGCTTCTACCTTCATGTTTATACAATCCATAATACCTGATAATGATTGAGAAGATGGTTGTATGATATAAGGCTTTAATCCTGTATCTAAATCTTCTGGCATTTCAATAATAGAACCTGCTCCTGCAGAGGCTTCAACATTCGGTGTTTTAACTAATGAAGGATGGTTAGATAATCTAATTAACTGTTCAAGTTCTGAATAATCATTATAAATAGCTTTTTGTAATTCTGCTATATCGTTTAAATCGCTTATGCCTATTCCTCGTCTTTGTGATTTCTGATTATATAGAATAACAGCAGGGATTTCGCCTATCTGATTAGGTTGTTCATCTAATAATAATGGTTGTGTATTTCTATGTGGTTGATGAAAGTCTTTGACTTCATAAGTAGTAACATCCTCTGGAGTCCATACTTTTACGATAGCATCATCTTGATAAATACTTTCCATTAATGTTAATGATGTTAAATAAAACTTTCCGTTTGGTAATCTTTCAAACTTCCAATTCAAAACATTCTCTGGAGTATATAAACTTATGTAAGGTCTTATGTCCTGTTCAAGTTCTTCTGCTCTTGTTTCTGTTAATACAGATGGTTTGTCTACGATTGCCCAACAAGTACCATGCACAGAAGCGTTAAGTTGCATTTCACGAATAATGTTGTTAAAAGATCTACCATCTAAATCAGCATCTTTTATGAATGACTCTAAATCTTGATTACCCTCTAAACTCCCATAGTTTCTGGTCGGTGCTACACGAAATAGAAATGAACTATATATTTGCACAATGTTTTTACAGTGGTTATCAATGGGAGTGTTCTCTGCCCTTTTTAAATATTCTTCATCTGTTTCGAGGATATATCTATTAAGAAGATATCCATTCTGATAATCCTGTCCGCCTGTATAGGACAAATAATGAAACTTCCAATCATTGATTTTCTCTAAATAGTGTGGATGTCGTGATGTTAAAAATTCTCTTGTGTATGTAGCCATTAACTAAACCTCATTGGTCTTGATGGAGTGTATTCTCTTTTTAGTGGGTATAAAAACTCTATCATATATCCTAACGCATCATTAAAGTGATCGTACCCAGAAGTCTTGTCAGGTACAGATGATCCTTCCTTATAAATTTGCCTTTCAATAGATTTTATAACATTTTTGCAATTAGAAGCAATAAACAAACTTTTTTCCCCTTTCGTATTCTGCAGTTTTGAATTAACTGCATTTATTCTATCTCTAATTAATGGATGAAAGTTTCTAACCTTAATATCGAAACCTGCATTTTTTAATATGGATAAATCTGTTTTTCCCCCTGCGCTAGTTCGTGATTGTTTACAAGCAGGGTCTGGATAGATGAAGATATGATTGCCTTGATATCTATTATGGATTTCATCTGCCATTTCATTTGTATTACTAGAGAATAACTGTATTTCATCAAAGATATAGACATTGTTATTAATGATCTCAGCAACTACACAAACCATAGGACTAATGTTGAAGTCCATGCCAACATGGATAACATTTGTTTTTCTTTCATATTTTCTAATAACATTCCCTACACGATCAAAGTTATAATAGATATTTCCTGCGTAGTTCACGAAAGACGCTTCATATTCCTGTTTGAATGTTCTCTCATCCAAATCGGCTTTAGCTTGTTCTATCTCTGCATGGGGAACTTGACCACCTTCCAATGTAGTATACTGAAATGATGCCCAATTCTCGTCCTCATCCTTTTTAGTAAATAAGTTATAACTCCAATTACCATAACCCCTAGGCGTACCACAAAATAAGGCATGACCATTCTTGTCAGATAGCGTAGCTCTCAAGACCTCATACCAAGCCATCTCTTTAATGTCTGCAAATTCATCCATACAAAGAAAGTCTAGTCCGACACCACGAAGGCTCTGTTCATTATCTGCGCCACGCAACGATATGGTGCTATTATTCTTTAGGGTTACAGTTAAATCAGAATGGTTAGTATTCTTAATCCATTTATGTTTATCTAATCTATCAAGTAATTCTGACCAAACTATCTGTTTAGCCATACGGAATGTTGGAGCCACATACCATACTCTCTTTTTGGGATATCGTGCAAATCGAGCTAATTCATTAATAGCGATAAATGTCTTTCCAAATCGTCGGCCAGAAATCAATACTCTGAATCTTGCAGAACATTCTATAACTTCTTTCTGTGGGGTTGTTAGACCCATATATAAACACCTTCCAGATATCTACAATGGTATTCTATGGTCATCTAAATGGATAAAAAACTAGTCATAAGTCCATGCTAGAGGCTTTTCATCCTCTGATGTTTCAATTCGGTCTTTCTGTCCTAATACCTGTTTGCCTAACCAGATCAGCATAGTTGTATTGCCTTGTTGTGCCTTTTCGAACTGCATACGCCTTAAAGACATTTTGCCCAGATCCCTGCCCTTTTTTATAGTATCCGCAAAATTACGTTCTAATGTATCAACAGAGCAATCAAAGAAGGATGCCATCTCTTCCATTGTGCAAAGCATACCTGCTAATTTCTTTAATTGTGCCTCGTCTAATTCCTTACGAGGTCTACCAACCTTTTTAACTTCCTTGTCCATTTTTAAACTCTTTTTCTATTAACAACTGCCTTTTAGTCTTCCAAGCATTGCGGTATTCAATGTTTTCAAACAACTTACTAAATCCTGTAATGTGTTTCAATCTAACAATTTCCTCAGATTCCATGCCTAATTCGTTGCATATATCTTCATCTTTCCAACCATTCTCTAACATTTCAAAGACCATATTGCTCATACCATCAATACTGTGCTTACCACGAGCTCTATTATGTCTTACAGTACTAGCCATTCTGTCGTTTATATCCTTTTCAATAACAACCACAGGCAATTTCCCATGATTTCTAGCAAGGATGTCATCATTAGTCTTACAAGTAAAATATCTGTGGAAACCATCAACAATAACATACTTATCTTTAGAATTGTCATAAACTGTAACAACGGGCTGAGTGTACCCATCATGCTTAATTGATGTATATAAAAGCGACATTTCTTTATTTGCTACACTATTTGGGTTGTAATCATTGGCTTCAACCTTATCAATATCTACCCATCTCACATAATTAACAGGTTGGGAGTCTAACGGGCTTTGTCTATGTAAATATTCTTTTAATTCTTCAAGGAAATCTATCTTCTCTTGATTGTTAAGCTGTTGTAGTTTGTTCTGTATTTGTTCTTTTATATCCATATTCTTTTACCTTATACTTTCTTAGCTTGTTATATTTGTAAACACTAGGATTTTTAATGAAGTTATTGAATACTGTGTGGTGGTAATCATTCTTCAATACCGCAGTTATACAAACTCGTAATCCTTTCTCATAAACAGGGGTACCTGCAAAGGCATTATCGTAATATTCAAACTTATGTCTAAATCTTTCCTTTTGCTCTTGATTTTGAACTAATTTCTCTAACAAGTAATCCCTGTATTCTACCCAATCATCAAACATAAAAGGTAATTCTTTGATCTTCCATGATTGTTTTAGATGACTAAGTGTGTTTGCACCTTGTATTCTCTTGACTATCTTGTTCCATGTTTCTTTCTCTATCTCTTGCATAAACAATAGATCTTGGATCGCTGTTTCGTGGTGCACATTTGATACCCTCATATCCATGATCGGTCTACCATATCTGTAATAATAATCGTAAATCTTGTTATAATTCCAATTATTTTGGTGAATGGCTTTCCAAACATCATAGACCGACCAATCGTACAGAGGATAGAAGGTAAAATGGTCAAGTTTTTTATTTAAGTATTTCCCCCAAGTTATCCATTTGTAAGTAACATCTTGTGTCAATGTCATTCTTCTTGTAGGGCTTTCTTCACAACGAACACCTGCAATATAGCAACTGCGTTGATCTGGGAACTCATGTCGGAATATATGCGTAAATAAATCAGCAAATCTATCGCAATTATATTTATTCTCTTTGTAGGAGTATGGAACTTTCTCTCTAATCCAATCATCCCCTTCTTTCCAACATTCTAACCAATCTTGCTCATGGGATGTAGCATTGAATAATTTTAAAGGCATTTGAAACCACATAGGCTCTACATCTTTGCGTTCCATAACCTCTGTAACATAATCAATGGTATTCTGCCATTCTGCCTCTTGGTCTAAGAATAATACTTTGAGGGGGAGTCTGTTTTTCTCTGCAGCAACCTTTAAACTTAGTTCTAAACAGATCGTGCTGTCTTTACCACCACTAAATCCGACAACACAGTTCTCAAACTCATCAAACAGGTATCGTATTCTATTCAGTGCTTCTTCATAAACATTTTGCTTTAAATAAATAATTTGGTTGTTTTCGCCCTTAACTATCATTTTTATAGCCCAAAAACCCTGTTTTTTTGACCATAGAGCACCATTGTAGACTTCTGATGACTATTCATATTCGGTTTATAGATTTGTGATAATATTGTATGTATCATAGCTTATTTCCTTACTGTCTTTGAAAGACATTTCATTACTTTTAATATCTGCTTTTTGAATAACATTTCCGTAGTAATGTGGCTTGTATTTCTTTTTGTAGAACATTAAAAAATAGAAACCATTATCCTTTAAGAAGTGTCTAATCCTTTTGAGATGATTTTTAGATATATAGCTTGGCGATCCAAACAGAGAGATAATACAGTCGAATTGACGGCCAGAATAAAAACTCTCAAAATTGGTATTAATTGTGTTTCCGCTATAGTTTGGATGTTTCTTATTAAACACATCAATCATAGAAAACGAAGGCTCTATCCCTGTGTAGTCTTTGATCTTCTTTTGATCTAACAAAAAACCTGTGCCAGAACCTATGTCTAAAACACTTTTGTTTTGGATATTACCTAA